CTGTACTGGTTCAACAATATGCTTTGGAGCCTGGGAGGTTTTTACCTTTCATTACTCAGGTTTGATTTGAACGATGCCAGGCTGTATTGGAATGGCGTTCCGGTTTGCATATTGATGATGCTGCGCAGAAAAGTAAGTCATTACAGTAACTATGGAACACTTCCTCTTAAAAAGCGATTAAAGAATATTTTGATAATGAATTTCGGTGGTGGTGTATCAACATTAATTATCACAGTACTTTGCAGCATGTGTCTGGAAACATTGTTGTATACATTGATGTTCGCTGCATTTTCAATCGCATGTATCAGGACTTATTATAAAACGAAATAATATGGAAAGAGGTTCGACGCAAAATTTAGGAGACCTGAAGGAAGGTGACAGGTTCTGCTTTTTGGGTGATCGTAAAAAGGAAATAGTATCCGTGATCACTCATAAAAAAGGCTTCTTTACACATTACGCCAAGAATGGACGCACTGGCGTAACCTCGGATTTTTACAAACAAGTAATATTCCTAAGATCAAACGAAGAGTATAAATGATAAGAATATATTGCATAGGATTCTATGACCTGGTCAATAATATAAGGTTGACTCCAATGATGCCTGTTTCTGCAGCAGTTAATGACCAGGAGGCACTTGATATTTTCAGGAATGATATGCATTCCTTGTGGGATCCTCATTATAAAACAAAAATTGAGATTCTAATCGGATTTCAACCAAGATAGTTATGGACCGTAACTCACATTACAGAAAAATGCATGCTCTGCTTAAGGATATAGGAATTGAGTCATCAAAACCATTCCTTCTTGAAGGTTATGGCGTCGAACACACAAACGAACTCAGCGATCAGGATCTTATGCACCTGGTTGACCGATTGATCAAAATGAAGAGCGAGAAAAACAGCTTCCAGGATTCTGAGAAGAAGCACTGGAGATCAGTAATTCTGACTTTACTCAATAAATACGGGATCTATGTGACCAACAATGACTGGTCGATGGTTAACCAATTCTTACTGCAGAAGAAGATCGGTGGAAAGATGCTTTATGAAATGAGTATTACAGAGATCCAGGCAGCATGTCTGCGCATAAGGATAATTTTGGCCAAGCGTAAAGAAACTAACCAGGAGTATAACCGACTTTCTCAACTCAACTGAAATGAAAATATACCACTTAACGTCAGTCTCATTCGTTGGATACGTGGAATTCATCTTTACAGATGATGACCTGCTTCACAAGATGGAGATCCATGCCGAACTTTCAAACCAACAACAGGTTTATCTGCTCAAACACATGCCCAGGGAGATCCTGGAGTTGGATAAGCTCAAGTCTGATACTGCTCAGATCGTCGAAGTTAAGCAGGAGGTTAATTTTGAGATGTTTTGGACCCGATATGATGATAAGATCAACTCTTCAAAGAAGAAGGCCGAAAGGCAGTGGAACAAAATGAGTAATGCAGACCAATACCGGGCCTTCAGGTTCATCGGAAAGTATTTCTCGAACATTCCTACCGGAACGCGTAAAAAGTATGCCACAACCTATTTATCTGATGAATTATGGAACAATTGATTCCACACCATTGTGATTCAGCCAATTTACTGGCAATTCTTTTAAAGAAAGTTGAAATTAAACTGAATAAGCATCAGTTGCAGACTTTAAGTTTATTAATAAGACATTACTTCTCTTTTTCTTCCGGAGATACTCTGGGGGATCAAGTAGTTTTGCTTAACCTCTTCAATGTATTCGAAAAGAAGATAAGGCTTAAAGATATTCCACGAAGAAGCAGTATTAAATTAAAACTCGATATCTCTCAAGCTGCTGCAATAATGGTAATGCTTTACAACATTAAAACTGAAGAAACTTCATATGAGAGGACAGTGGTAGATTATATCACTGCAGAAATTGACAGACAAACGTGTTAATTATTAATTTTACAAAAAAACAACATCATGAAAAAACTATACATCACATTTATGCTGCTGATCATAATCAAGATAGTCAGCGCACAGGCAATACTGGAGCATACATACCCGGATCGAAATGTATGGCCTTATAAACTCACAAATTATGGATGGATTTATGCTGTAATACATTCAGGAAATCCCAAGAATTTTGTCGAGATTTATAATTCAAATCATTCTTTAATAAAGACAATTACCTTAAGTATACCTTCTGGATATCAGGTTATGGCTGTGCAAAATGTTTCAGATAATTTGTTTAATAGTGACAATAAAATTGAGGTTTTATATACAGTAAATAGTCAATCTCCTTTCAATTGCAATATGATGTTGATCAATGAAGATGGTACTTTGCTTCAGCAATTCCCTGGTCAATATTTTGGAAGTATATTTAATATGGATGGTGATTTTAAAATGATAACGACAGGATATCCGACTGTCGATTCAAGTTCATCGGTATATGCTCTCCCTGGGACCATGGTAGGAATGACTGAACTGAAAAATGATCCTGGTTGCTACCTTCCATCCCCAAATCCATGCAATGAGTATATACTTTTCCCCCCACAGGAAGAATCTGATCTTTTGGTGGTATGGGATCTATCAGGAAAGAACATTCATTTCAATATTCAAAGAGGCCAGTCATACAGACTTCGCACAGCAGAGATTCCTGAAGGAGTATACATATATAGACTCGGAAGTAAGATTGGAAAGTTTACTGTTATCAGGTAATTAGACTTTAAATAAAATGTAAACCCCGCCATCGCGGGGTTTTTTGTTGTTAATAAATTGATTTCTTTATTAACACATTGGTTCTTAACTTTGTGGTATGGCTTACAACAAGAGAAACAAACTTCTGCAACAGAAGATGGTTCTTGAAATTTACCTTCGCGAAAAGAAGGATGGTGTAAGCACCGCACACATTCATCGTGAGCACATCAACAAAATATACCCAATGAGCCGGTCAACCCTTTATAACATTCTTTCAACACCCGTTGAAAAGCTCTTAAAAGAGGAAGAAAACAAAAGGGCATCGCAACTTTCACTGCTATAACTTATTCACGACGACTTTAATCTTCTGCCTTGTCATTGGATATTGCAACGTCTCTGGCATCGCGGAATCATCTGTTATCTGAACTGCATAGATCATCTCGTACTCTCTAATGCCATCATCACGCTTGATCCTTCGCGTTACGATCCTGGTTAATGGTCCGTTCATACTTTCCGTGTCATGCCATCCATGCAATGCGGCATGAACATCACTCATCGTGTCAAGGATGGATGCTGAAGCTGTACGCTGATTGTCCGGAGCTTTTACATTACTATTGGATAATCTCATGCTCGAAATCTTTACCGACACCTGGGCGATTCCCATCTGGATCAGATCTCCTTCACCTGACCAGGGTACATTATCGATATCCAAAAGGCATGCCGGCCATTTCGTTGGTATATTCGGACTATAATAATCCAGTTGTCCCCAATCCTCGTCTATATATTTCAATGAGTCTACCTTTGCGAGTAGCCTTTGTTTAATGGCTTCCAGAATTTCTTTCATTTCTTTAATGTTTTACAAATTACTGATTCAATAGTTTTTATATTGATATCAACCACGCGATGCACACAAACATCCACCTGGTTATGCATCCCGATGAACTGACGTTTATCAATAGTGATCTTGCTTCCTGTTTTCTTTAATGCCATTGCCTTCCAAAATTCTGATTCCTGGCTCATCCTTGTATTACGAGGTGTTTTGGCGCGTACTTTTGTCTTTACATTAAAGGTTATGGCTCCGGATGTTTTGTAATACATAGCCCAGAAAAACTTCTTCATTCTTTCCGTAACAACGATTACACCACCTTCATTATGGATACTGGCATAAGGCAGTGAATTGAAAAACCTGATGGTGCCGGAGGTTATAACAGCGCGATTTCCACGTCGAAGGGCACCGCTGCGCATCAGGGTGGATCCTTTTGTATTAGGATATGTCGTGTTTTTCCATGCTTCATCAAAGAACGCCTTGCGTTCAAAGTTACGGTCGAACTCATCCATCAGATCCGTACGAAGATCCTTTAGGACATTGTTCAGGAAATCACCGAAGATTGTCATTGACTACTGTTTTTACTTTGTAGTACGGATGATTCTGGGGAAATACAACCTCTTGCTTGCCTGGATTAAACCGAAAGATCTCCGCTTTGTTTTTTCCATCAGCTCCGATCTGTGTTGTGGCCACCTCTCCTTTTCCCTCAGCCTCTTGGCTATCACTTTCCGGATATTTACCTTTCAATACTTCGGATACTGTGCAACGACAACGCCAACCGTTTGGAGGATAGTAAAGGTTCCAGAAGGGATCGTCCGAAGGAAGAGTCGTATCCTGAAGGACCCGATGAGATTCTCTTACCCGGCTATCCATCGCAGTACGGTACTGAAGGTTATACCTTCCGCTGTCCTTTTCAATATCAACCCACTTTGCAGCCATTTGAGAGGATGATGTTGCAAACAGATACTCACTCTCAAGGTAGTCTACGTTATAATCGTTATTCACCTTCAGTGCCTGCTGGCTGAAATCCTCCCATGATCTTACCTTGTCAAGTTCGTCAATAAGCAACATTGACATCTCCTTGAGTTCAATGTGCGTTTTACACGCCGAAAAGAGAAAGATGTCATTCTTCAGTTTATCAATCATTTCCTGCGGGGGATCACTGTTTGTGAGACCATCGCTAAGACCGATGCCAAGGATCCTTTTGGTTTCAAGGATCAACTCCTTAATGGGCTTATCCTTGAGCATGGAGCCATTGTATTTCTTCTTCTCAAAGACGTGTTTAGCTGCCGCATCAAAGATCTTGCTATTGAACTTTGGGATCTTCTCCTGGGATGCTGCCAGGGTGACGATACTGCAGTTGCAATCTGAATGATAGATGCTATTTAATGCATCGTGCAGCCCCTTAAAGGGGCTTATGCGAAAAAACTGCTCAGTTGTGCAGGAATTTGATTTACTTTTGGTGATAATACAGCAATGCCGAATTTATCCTTGATCCAGTCTGGATCAATATTAAAGAAAGCCATTGCATCTTTTGTCATACCCCAAAGCTTTGTTATATCTTCCTGGGGGGTAAATTGGAATGTAAGGCCTTCAGGAAGGAATCCGATTAAATATAATCCATTGAGGATATTCCGGTTGAAATGGCTTTCCACAAGCATTTTATCGGAATTGATCTTGTCCTGGAACATTCCGATGGATATAGTCTCCTTGCTTTCATTGCCATTCTTGGTATCCTGCCCGATGATTGCGCCGCATATCAGAAGGGATATCTCGTTGTAGCAAAGCCGGATCAGGTTTCCATAAACGTCGCCATTGGTATCAACACTTTTTGCCCATTCGAATGATTCAGAATCATCAATGATGAAAAATGCTGCAGCACCCATATCACGCATCATCTGTTCTCCTCGTGCCAGCATCGCCGGATCCTGGGTATTTGTTTTCATGACACGCGGGGGAATGCCATAGATCTCACACAGTTCACTCCAGCAACTTTGTGCAAACCTTTTAAAAAGAACATGCGGAATGGCTTTGTTCATCAGTCCGTAATCCTTCGGCTCTCCGAATTCATACAGCCATACGTTGAATTCTCTAATATTCCGGTAGTCAATACCATTAACATCAGTTTCGTCAATGAGTAATGTTCCTGTTTCCGGAATGATGTTTTTATGCGGAATCATTGAAAGAGTGAGTCCGTTTTTATCTGATGTCAATTCGACAACTGTAGATCCCCGGAATATTGAATCAAGAATTGCCCGCACAAAATCATAATAGATCTTGGATGATTTTAACAAGGCGGTAGATTCTTCATCAACGTTCCCTTCCTTATCCTTGAGGACAAAATCAGCACCAAGTGTCTTTAATATCCGGTTCTCAATCTGTGAAGTAAGAAGGGCATCCATAGCCACATCATAATAGATGTTATGCAAACGAATCCTTTTGGGATAGACAATTGACTGCGCTTGCTTGAGAGCAGACTTCCAGGTTGCGATATCATTACGGATCTGGCTGATCGCTTTAGGCACGATCTTATTGATATAGCCATCCCTGCGCTGTTTTGTCAAAGGCTGCGTTTTAGGAGCGGCTTTGAGTTTTGTGGGACTATTACTCGGATAATATCTTTTCTTCATTTGAGCTTAATATTTTACCTGAATAAAGGTTATTCTTGCGCGAACTTATCCCGGCTTCCAAATCTGTACGGAAGATCAGCCTCATTTGTCGTGTCAATAACAATAGGAAGTCCTGCATTAATTGGAGGATTTCCGGTATACTTACCTGTACCCGATACCTTCTCCAGCCAGTCTATTGCACGTTCGTATCGTTTCTGTACCTTCTCAAGGATAACGTCGACGTTGCTCAGTTCGCAAAGGTTATATAGCGCAATGCTTTTACAGAGTTCAAGTATGAGCGGATTACGGTCATTGCCAGTGGCATTGAATATAGCATCAACATCATAATCGTATTGAGGCTGGCCAATGCGTTTTGGACGCAGATAACTTTTCATTTCCTCAATGGCTGCATTGATTGCCATCACTGGAATATCTTCGTCGCTCTCGGTAATCTCAGTGAGCTGATATTCGTATATCACGCTTTTCAATTCTTCAGTTTCTAAAAACATAGGTCAACGTGTTATGTGATACGCCATTTTTTCAAGTTGTTGGATGGTGGTGCCTTTTTTGAAGTACTTTGTTTTGATAAGCGTTTTGAGCTTTTGTTTTTCATACACCCTTGGAACACCTCCGAAATCAATGACAAGCAAGCGTTTTTTAAATAGATTCGCATCGCGATTAGCTATTCGAACAACGTAACGGAGTCTTATCTTAAAGATGATCTCCTTTGCTTTTCTTATCAGGTCAAATTTCTTATTCATATCAGAATTTTCGTGATTCACGTGTCATTACTCTGTATGTTCCATTGGCTCGGCTTCTTTTTGAAAGCAGCCAAACTCCTCCTTCCAGGGCATCAGGTGCATCGTCATGCATGGATGATCCCTTTTCAAAGGCGAGCAGTTGTTCTTTCAAAACTACCATTCCCTGGGATGCTTTCTCTTTTTGGTTGAATATGAATAAGCCTCTTTCAAAAAACGGGCTCAGGGATTCAATACGCCCAAATTTATCAGGCTTTGAGCGGGCATCGCCCCGGATTGGAATCTGATGTCCTTCGATGCTGCCCGCAATTCGGAACTCATCAAGAAGAAGATCCTGCAGGAAGTTGCTTTCCATGTAGTAAAGGACCGGAACTTTTCCATCCACATATCGGTCTATTTCATAATGCCATCTAACCATAGTCGAAATAGATACCTGGTCAGCGAATGCTTTTAAAAGATGATACTGGCCTTCAGGAGTCTTCCCAAGAAGCACAGTAGCTTTAAAGTCCGCTGTTGCTGAATGCTTAAATGACGGGTCTGTGTAACAAATCAATGTCCGGTATTGCTTCAGCTCCAGCATGGGCCCATATTGGATATGCTTTTCCTGGAACACTGTACCCTCGGTGATTGGATTATTCATGAATTCTTTCTGGAACCTGCGTTCTCCAATGAATTCACGCTGTTCTTTGATCTCATTCAGGGTATAGTTTTCAGGCCATGATGGTTGACCTTTTCTGTCAATAGCATTAACGATGGTGTGATGAACATTCGGTCGCTGGGAGAACCTTGTCAATATGGAATCTTTGCCGATGCGATTTCCTACCATGACGAATCTGCCACGACCCATTGCCATTGTACCCACCAATGCTGTGAGAACCCAGTCGAGTGCTTCACCTACGCGCCTGGGATTGCGTACAAGCTCATCGTCATCAATGTCGTCAATGACAATATAGTCAGGACGCTTTCCACGGTCCTTGAGTCCCCTTGGTGATTGTCCACGACCAACGGCAACAAACAAACACCCATCTGTCGTATGAAACTCTCCATCAGCCCACGTGCCAGCCTGCATCTGGTTGCCAAAGTCACTAATGAATGCCTGGTTAAACTCCAGCTCTGCCTGTATGTCACTTAATAGCCTTACAGCCATATCCTTGCTCTTAGATACCAGAACCATCACCCTTAGTTCTTTGGGATCCTGGATCTTTAGCCATAAAGGAATCAGAAGCGATAGATGGGTGCTTTTGGCATGTCCACGTGCCCATTCGAATAATGCACGAGTCTTCTTGTTGCCTTTGATATAGTTGGCAGCTGATAATTGAAATTTGCCTGTTGGCTTGGTAGCAAGAAGTGGGAAATAGGTATTGACAAAGAAAGTGTAATCTTGACGCGCCTTTCGGATACGATCTTCCCTGCTTTCGGGCGTATCCTTGAATGCCATTGAATGTGTTTGCAACCATTCAATGCGCTGGCTCCAACGGAGCATTAACTCCTTATTGACTCTGAAGCGACGCATTGCCGAGACGGAATTGAATATAAAGATCCTGGAACCTGGATACTGTCTTTATGAATTCATCACTCAACTCTTTGTGTTGATTTCTCTGGA